TTGAATCGTGTCAGTGCTTAAAGCGAGTCCGCCACCATTAACGATGACACCACCTTTCGCGCTAGCGGTTGCAGTCGGCAAATCACCGCCATCAATTGTGCGATAACCAACCGTTCCACCAGATCCCACAGGTCCAGCTAAAAACTGTGCTGCAGAAGCAGTGTTATCGATTGAAGCTGTAACGGTTGCCGTTCCACTGCTTACAGCTGTGGTGATATTAATAATACCTGCTGTAGTGTCAGTGAAAGCATTGACGGAGGCAGGTGCCTTAGTATTCAACCATGTAGTACCGCTCCAAACATATAGAGAATTATCGTCGGTATCTAAAGCTAGCTGTCCTATAAAACCACCAGAAGTGGGTAGCGTAGATGCAAGAGCTACAATTACATTATCTGCAATCTTTGCTGAAGTGATCGCATCGGTGGCGATCTTGACTGCTGTTACGCCTGAATCAGCTAATGCTGCTGTAGCAATACTGCCAGAATCGAATAAAATTTTTGCGCCAGGGATCGTATTGTCGTTGATCAGCGTGACGCCATTGGCAATCAAATCGCCAACCGTAAGCTTTGAAGTCTGTGAAGCCGATGAATCAACAACAGCCAACTGGTCAGCTGACGCCAAGTCAGAACCGCTTAGCGCAGGCAGTTGGCTAATTTTTAGATCAGACATGGGCGTTTAGCCTCCAGGGCTACAGTCCAGAACTTTCAGTCAATAGCTTAGCTGAGCCGTCCTGATCCAAAAGTATCTCATCACTGTCTTCCTGTAAAACCTTGATTGGATCGGCTTCCAGCTGTACTTTCAGCTCAATCGGCCCTGTAGTGACAAAGTCCGCTGTAATCTCGACAGCTTGATCAGCGACAAACTGAATCGCGCAGGACGTTAGAACACCTTCAACCTCATGCCAAATCGAGTCGTTGGCTGCAAAAGGGTTATTGCCAGCAGTTTGACCAGCTGTTTTGATGTAAAACTGCCCAATAAACCGACTGCCAACCTTGGTACGCAACAGCAATTGCAGCAAATACTGAGGCAGTTCTTTCTCGGTATCGCCTGTGTACTCCCAAAAACACGTAACTTGCCCCGACCCAGACATCAAACTGCTTATTTGCGAACGAAAACTATCGGACAAAGAAGTTGTATCTACTGTTTCGCGTTGAGTATTTAGCTCATAACTTCTTACCTGCGATAAAATTCTAAAGTCCGCAGACTGTATAATTATTTTGATCTGTATTGACGCACCAGGGGTTGCAAGTGTCGTGGCATTTGCTGTCTTGCCATTTACTGCATCAGCAAAAGAATCGTAAAGACGTATTCCATTTAAATCGTCAACGTTAATAAATTTCCTTACCGCTCTTGCCGAGTAACCGCTAATAAAAGACAGTGCTGCATTAGCTTTATTGCTAATTCTGACTTCATCGCCTGTTAATAATTGACCTGGCTCAAAGTCAAAACTAAAACGCTTTCTGTCTGTATTTACGTCACTAGGAACCACCGTTCCATCAATCTGGGAGTCGTTGAACTGGCGTTTCAGTTCAACATTACCGAACGTTCCAAGGTAAATGCTCATCAGATGTTAACCGCAACCGGAGCGCCTTGGCATTGGAATTGAATATCTGCTGCCACAATGTCGCCAACAGACATTGATAAAGATACGTTGGTGATAAAAACTCTCATATCAATAAATTTGCCAGAAGTTGTTCCATCATCTATGTTTAAGCGTAATCTAAAATTTTTTAAACCTGTGTCAGCTTCATTTTGATCCAATGAAGCACCACTCCCAAAACCTGAGCCAGCGCTACGTGGCTTAAAAACTTTATTCAAAAAAGTGCTTGCACTGTTACTAGCATTGCTTGTCCCTAAGACTTCTTGATAGTACAAAATACGACAACTGCCTGTCGTCGATCTTCCTATAGGGACAAAAGTATCGTCTGTATCACCTAAGGTTTTATTGCTAATTAAAGAGACTGAAGAACTTACGCTCCAATTCTGGACCTTTGCAATCTCAGTGCCAGGATCGCTGTTATTAGCCGTGTCATTCAAAAACAGCTTGCCAGTAGCGCCGGTAAAAACAGCCATCAGAGCACGCCAATCAGATTCACTGTAACAGTGCTACGCCCAGTAGCCACTTGTGCAACCTGCGGTGGCCCTTCATAGCGATAGTTATTGCCATGGGTTTGAGCGCCTAAAGCGTCTGTGTTGCCTTCCCAGCCACCGCGAGTTGGATTTACTCCATTGATGCTTCCAAGAGAAAAAGTCTGGAACGTGCCTTGAACCGTGTCGTAATGATCTAAAAACAACTCGGCGTCGGCGTCTAAAATATTTGCATAGGTAAGCGACAGCTTCATATTGGTGCGATTACTGCCATACAAAATCCTATGCTCAGCGCCGTTTTGAGCCTTGTAAGTTTTTACCGGATAGTCGCCTGACTCAAAAGTGCGGGCGCTTGGTACTAAGTCGCCGCCGTTTGCCTTGGTTATCGGAAAAGTCATGGGTCAATCTTAAAGCCTGAAGTGCTGGTAATGAACGCAGCGACCTTGCTGGTGCCATCATTATTGCAGGGATGCTCAGACGCGACAATATCAACAATACCGTCTTGAGAAAAAGTCAGCTGCTCAACGATATAAATATTCTCAGAAACAGTAGTATCTTCAACCGTAAATACAATGTTGTGAAAAGTGGAGCTTTCTACTTTTCCGTTGCTTACTTGCATTTGCTTGGTGTCAATATCATCGCTGCCTACCTTGAAAAAGGTCACACGGTAGAAACCGTCTGGCATGTCAACAACGCTAGTAACAACACCTGAGTTGCTAACCGATCCATTGTTAGCTGGGCTGTAAGGGCTTGCCTCAGTTACAACCTTGATATAAGAACCCGCTCCAATGTTTAAACCTTCAGCTGTGGTTGAAAAACTAATTGTATGCGTAACGTAAGCCCTAAGCGCCAGAAAATACTTAGCAACTTTTACAGCATGGTCTTTTGAGGTGCAGAATTGAGTTAAATCAAACTGTTCCTCAGGAAGAAGGTCAATCCCAGGAGAAGCAAAGTCGCCAGTGCTATCAGCGCCTTTAACAATAACAACTTGCTCTTCTGGTAATCTATTTCTGCGCTCTTCTCTATAACGCACAACAGCTTTAAACGGTCGGCGCTCTTCCGCTCCAAGGTATTCCAGCTTGTATGAATCTTCAAGAATATTGCCGCCAGTAAAAATTTGCTTGACGTTGACAGCGCCAGTGTCAATTTCTCCTCCGCTTAAAGTAGGAACAGCAGGCTTTAACGAAAACTTGCCATCAGAAATAATAAAATTACAAAGAAAATACGGTGCAAGTTCGCTAATAAATTGACGCAGGTTAGTCCGCTCCACAATCGGGCCGTTGAAGAATAATTTTTGAGCCTCAAGAAATTTAGATGTATTCACTAGATCTTGCTTCTCTACCAAGTAATGATTTTCTCCATCTATCCCAAGTAATCCACCCGCGCCAGCTCGTTGGTCTGTAAGCAAAAAGTAAACCAGATCAGTGAATAAATTGCTTGGTCCGACAGCACTTGAATCTCCATAAGCTCTTCTTAGAACTGGATGCAACCGCTCCACAGCCAACCCACTGCCAAGCCAACAGCGCAATTGATCAAGAGCCGTAAAACTACGACTTGCCTTTAAAGATAAACCAGCAATAGTAAGATTGAGCATATTGGCCTTATCGTCATTTACTTGCGCTTCATTTATGTAGACAATTTCATGCTCTGGGCTTGTGCTGTTTGATTTTTCAACAAAGCCACGGTAAGCACTAATATCTACAACTTGTGTTTGCTCTGCAAAGAACAACTCGGCCTCAAATGTTGCTGGTTCAGTGCTTTCGTAACTAACGTCTGTAATTTTATATGTTGCGCCAACATGACTATAACCTGCCTTGAAAGGATTATCCGAACTTACAGCTCTTCTGGAACTAAAAATTTCATCTATATTCCAAGTTTTTGACGTAGAATCGTTTTCAATAACTCGAATAACTCTTGCGTTTGACCATCCAAATTCATTGCCAACTATCGTACCCTTAGTCTCGATGTCAGCAAACTCTACAACTGTAGACTCCAGTTTAACCCTAATGCTTTTGCTGCCTTCAGTAAAAGTTCTTGTAATTGTTTTGGTATCGCCAGGCGGCC